TCTTGCTGCATCTCTGGGAGTGCCGTAATATCGAAGTCGATAAAATAATCTTCTCCGTATCTAGGCACCAAAAATTTATTTAATTCATCACGCAACTGACAACACATTGGAATAATAGTGTTGGTGATCAGATCACGCATTGCGTTTTGATAGTTGTTGTAGCTTGATGTGTCAACATCGAAAAGCACTGCTGGAAGCCCGAAAACCCTACACCACTGGTGCATACTCATTCTGAGAGTGTTTACCAGCTCCATGTCAACACTAGATAGTCCAAAGTTTAAATAGTCCCAAGGAGTTTGCAGCACTGCTACTCTTCCCTTGTTATCTATGCCGTTTAGGTTCTCATTGACTGCACGTTTAATATCGTTCGCTTGATCGATTGTAAATGATGGTACGATGTTACCAAGTGGCTTTGGAGTGATTGCTCCTTTCGCTCCACCATTACCAGTCATTGTTGCACTTGCGTCTGCCGCATTGTTACTCATGCGAAGTGTCTTATATGCTGCACGAAGTGGAGAGAGTCCACGTAGATGCGTTCTGCGAGTTGCATCAAAGTCTGGGTTCCAGCTTCTCCACATCATAACTTGCTCTTTCGGTAGATCAACGCCAGCACCAATTTGCAGTTTATATCCAGCAATTGCATATACATCTTTCGGATCGGGATAAATCTCTAGGAACTGAGTAGGCAAAATATTAAGTTCACTAAATGTGCCTCCCATTCTACCATCGTTGCCGTAAATGTTCCCTTCACCACTTAAATATCTATAACCAAATAAATTCTCGAAGAACTGATCTTGAGATTGATAAGAGTTAGGTTGCTCAAGAAGTCTTGCAAGTGGCGTACCAAGAACGATGTTCTCACTGTATGCGTTTTTACGTGCAATGATAGCTTGCTCATATGCACCTCTGTGTTGTACACCTTTTACAAGTTGCTTGTAACGCATTAAGTTTGTTCTTGCTTTCTCACCTGGGTTTAGTTTATAAACATACCAAGGAATAGACGCGCTCTTGCGCGCAAGAAAACTTACAATAGAATAAACATCTGCATTACCAAGATAACCTTGGTTTACGTACTCTATTCCAGTATAATCTTGTATTACCGAACTATTGATGCCGACCATTTGTACTGCACTGGTCGGATAAGGATTGATGCCCTTCTTTTTGAATAAATCAAATAATCCCATGTTGTTATATTGCTCCCCAAGTAACACTTGGGATTGTTAATTTAGAAAATATTGCATATCTCATAGCATCACTAATGTGGTCATTGAACTTGACTGGTTGATCAAGTTTATTACCATTCCTATCCGTTTTCCAACGGTAATTTTTTACCTCTTTAAGTAAATTTACGGAATCTTGATGAATGTATAGTGGAGTAGCCTTAACGGAACGTATTCCCTCAAGTACATCCTTATTAGCTGGCTTCGCATTTAGTCCTTGTCTTACCAACTCTTCAATTGTTTTTGGCTCTGCGGCATCGCAATAAATTTCATCGAACTTATCTATGCCCAAAGCTACAATTTTTTCCACTAAGTCATTTGTAGTAAGTTTTGTTTCGTAGAGCAGCTCTTGTACATACGCCGCATTTTCATAAAATACAACCTTCACCATTGCACTCGGCACGTTGAATCCAAAGTCTAAGCCATACACCGTTTCGCCTTCTGGCATTTGCTCTGTTGTACGGTAATGGGTATAGATGAGGTCTTGACTGAGTCCACGTTCACCAAGGCCATAGATTTGCCAATAGTTGGGGTCTGCGTCCTTGAGTCTTTCTAATTCGTCAACCAGTTCTTTTGGTAGGAATGGATTGTCTTTAAAAGTAGTAATATAAAAATCAGCATCGTCTCTTGGAATCACATCATCGTAAATCCATGAGGAGATGTCCGATGGGTTGTAGTCAATCACTATCTTACCTTCCGTACGCATGATAAGTTGCATCCATGCTTCGTAACTAAGTTCATTGGCCTCATTGCAAAATAAATAGGTTCTAGCCCTACCACGTATCTTTTGTGGTTGATCAGCACTAACGAACTCGACCACGTTACCGTTAAGCTGATATATTTGCTCTGTCTTGTTATGATTATCCTCAGAATAAATTCCTAATCTCGAAAGTATATCCACAAAGTCGCGTAGGACCGAACCTTTTATGCTTGGGAGAGATTGCCTCACTATCGTTAATGTCTTACCGTTCTCTTGCAATAGCTTTACAATAAACCAAATAAGGATATTGTAAGTCTTACCACTACGGGAACCTCCTTGCATGACCGTAATGCGCTTTTTTGAGTCTTGCAATATTTCAAAGATCTTATTAGTCTGAAGTTTAGCGTCCATAGTCCGAGTTTTATAGTTTTTCTAAAAATTAGTATTAGTATTTGGGTTGAAAAAGTAGGTATAAAAAGGGGGTCATTAGTGTATGTGGTTTTTATCTAGACATCATTTTTATAGCTACCAGATTTTGGTTTTGCCCCCGCCCCCGATTCAATGTTTAAACTTTAAGTTCCCCCCATTAGTGGCCGCCCCTTTGCCTCTTTGTCATGTGCCAAACGTTAAACAAAATACACAATTGCAAATAAGTGGTATTATGTTAAATAGAAAAGGCTAAACAAAACTGCTAGTTTGTCGCACTTTCCATAATCTGCACATTCGGTTTAATCACCTCAATTTGTACTTGGTTCAATTGGCCTTCGATCTTGCTTTCGATTCGTTGCGTAGGCATTCCCATGTAATACTGGTAAAACAATTGGACAGCCTTCATATCATTGCGCATCAAATTGTATTCCAGTGCTTGAAATGCCTTGGTTTCCATTGGGGCTAGCTTCATCATTATTTCATGTTCCTCTAGCCTTCTCTTCCTTCCTGCTCCTTCCCTTGCTCCGCCTCTCTTGCTCTTCCTCTCTTCTATCTTTGCCGTTAATTGTTGATCAGTCATTGTTGTCTAGTTTGATTTTATTTGAATATTCAGAGATGATCTTATTTTGTTTTTCAATATTTTGTATAGCTTCCAGGTTATGGGTGTGGCCTTTGTCATCTGGTTTATCACGTTCAAACAAACGGAAAGTAACCCAGCCGTCCTGGCCTTCCAGATCTTTGATATATTGTTGAAAATCAGCTACATATAAATGAATGTACACTGATCCTTCCTTTCCTTTTTTTATGTAAAAACCTTTACGGCGCATTATAACCAACAAATTACCAATGTTTTGCGCTATATTCTAGCCATGAAATAACACTATGTTGATAACTTTGTGAATAAAAATAATTGACTAAATATTTTTGTATGAATAAAATAGTTAGTAATATTGCTATACAAAAACAAACCAACATGAAACATTTAACCGCCTCAAACATTACGCCGATCATTATTGCGGCCGCTTTTTATGCTTTTATTTTTATCATCAATTTTATTAACCAATAAACAAACCAACATGAAAACAAAATTAACAACCGAAGAAAAAAACGCAATCAAACAAGAAAGAAAGAGACAACAACAAATTGAAACTAGCAAAAACCAAAAACCAGTTAAACAAATAACATTCAATATTGAATGGAAAAAGTCTAGAATGTATGGACACAATCCAGTTGTAAACGCTCAAATTATACATGAAGATAATAGTTATACAAATTTATATTCTAAAGCTGGTGGATGGGGATATGATAAAGAAAGTACGGTTATTGCTGATATATTTAACCAATGCTTGGCTTATAAATTGTATAAATTAGAAAATATACCTTCTGATATTTATGGCATATCTGAACATGATGGACGACGTTATTATGCTGGTGGAATAGGTACAAATTGTTACTATAAAATATCTGAATTTTTGGGAGGCAAATTTGAAAAAGTTGGCTGGGGTAATTGTTATGACGTTTACACATTAAAATTTTAATCATGAAAATAAATAAGCAACTTTTATACCTCATCATCTCGCTCATTTGCGCGGGTATTATTTTAGGCCAACTTCAGGACCCTTTTTGTAAATAATTAAACAAACTAACATGGAACAAGTTATTTTTTTAAAAGACAAGGAAATAAATTCCGTTTTTGCCTTTTTTACAGAGCCAGAATATGGAGAATATGTATGCTTTGACCCAATTGGTGGCCATTCTGGATGTTGTTTAGAATATGTTTTTGAATGTGAGGAGGCAACACATGACGAATTTATGCCAGTTTATAAGCAGTTAACTAATGGATATGGTTATGATTTACAAGTAATTCCAAAGAATCAATTCTTTAATTTTAAAATACAAGACCATTATCGGGGATATTTATTGAGCAGGTTAACTGACGAGGGCTAAATGCCCGAAACGCATTTTAAGGGCTATTTTAGCCCTTTTTGCGTCTTAACCAATAAAACTACCATGCAAGAGATCGAAAGTCTCTACAATTGGCTAGAAATGCACCACAATGCCCTCGCACTATCCTTTGCACAATGGGAGAACCCCAAAAATATCCCTTTTGTGCTTTATTGCGTGGCAATGTACGCAAAGCACCAAACGCTTACAAAATAACCCTACAACGGTAGGTATTTTGTAGCAATTCGGCTAATTCTGATAGATTAATGTCATAAGGTACGAATACTGATATTCTTTTGTCAATCATGTAACGCTGGCTGATATAGTCTTGAATTGATGACAAAGCATTCTGGATATTTTCATCCTTTATGCTTAATAAGTCATTTATGACATTTATGCCATGAATGACGCTAGTGTGGTCGGTATTGGTTAACTGGCCAATTTGCTTAAGCGTTGCCCCGTAGTAATATTTGCTTAAATAGTAAAACAGATGACGACATACAACAAGCTCCCGAAAACGCCCCTTTGTTTTTACGCGGTTAATATCTTGACCCATGACAAAGCATACCCCTTCCAAAACGTTTACCAATTCCATAGTTTATATTTAAAGTTTAATAATGACAAAAACCCCAAAAACCCCAAAAACTCCGAACCGCCAAAAACCCTCAACCGCACCAAAAACCTTTTCGGAACCGTTTCGGTTTCGATCTGCCAAAAATCCTTAACCACCAAAAATCCCTAAGCCAACCAAAAACTTTCCAAGACCATTTTCCCAATTCACCGCAATTCTCTATATACCCCACCCTATTAAAAAATATAAAAATAAATACCCCCTGGCTAAAATATTAAAAAAATGGACTACATGGACTACAA